AAGCAATCGTGCTGGGACTAGTGTTGGTATTGCTAGAGCAAGAGACTTAGCAAGAGGTGCTAATGTCAGTAGACAAACGATTAACAGAATGATTAGTTATTTGAGTCGTACTGAGAAAGTTTACAAAGAGTCAAAAGCAAAGGGTAGAACAATAGAGACTAGTAAACAAATACTTGCCACATACTTGTGGGGAGGACCTAGAGCATTAGCATGGGCTAAAAGTGTAAAGAATGATTGATCAAGTTGACTTATCAGACTTAGCATCTAATCAATTAATTGTGTATTACAATTATCTTAATGAACAAAAGTTTGAAGGCTATGATTTACAAAAGAACATGCACACTATAAACAGAATAAAAAACAAATTAATTAACTCATCACTCTGTGGTGAATTACTTAGAAACTATGAGGGTAGATTATGACAGAATTAAAAATCACACCAATAGAAAAGAAGATGGGTACTACATGGAATAAACTTATAGGACATTTATGTTGCGAACCTTGTTACAAACATTTTGTAATGGCATTAGCACGTATAGAAGACCCATTAGAAGTTAGAGCAATACAAGATGCATTATTGTTTAAATCAAAGAAAAAGAAATTACCATTATTAGTAAATCAAATCTTTGATCGTAAATTTAAAATGTTAATGGAGAAAGAACATGACAGCAAAAAAGAAACCAGTTAAGGGTGGCAGACAGCCAGGCTCTGGCAGACCCAAAGGCAGTGTCAATAAGATTACTGGCGAAAAGATTCTACTAGAGATTAGTACACAGTTAGGCAAACCCTTTGAACAGTTATTAGCAGAAGGATATCATGCTAGTATCATTGCTGGTGATTTTACAGCACGTATAGCATACGAAAAAATGATATTATCAAAAGTAGTTGCAGACAAACATGAACTAGATGTTCATAGTATGGGTCAATCACTAGTAAACAACTTTAAGTTTACGCAACGTGAGTTACCTGATTATCAAAACATACCTGCTTTAAAAGTCATCGATGCCGAAAGCAAATAAAATAGACATCTCCTTATATGGAGAACAGTCTACAATTATGCAAGACTGGCTAGAGTCAGATAAACATTGCATAGACATTGTGCCAGTAGGTAGTGGTAAAACATTCTTGGCCGCTGTCGCATTACCTTTATTTGCGAGTGACGAAAAGTATCACAAAGGCAAAGACATTATTTATAGTGCCCCTACAGGGTCTATGATCAAATCACTTATTTGGGAACCGTTAAAACAAAGTTGCATGGATAACTTTGGACTCCGTGATGGTAAAGACATTAACAACTCAGAACTCACAATCAAGTTCCCAAATGGTGTCTTTATAAGATGCAAGTCTGCTGAGATGAAAGAAAATCTAAGAGGTCTAAACGTAGGTATATGGGTAGCAGATGAAGCATCACTTTACTCACAAGAAACTTTGCAAGAGATAACAAACAGACTTAGACCTAGAGTAGGCTCACCTGATACACAAGGTAGATTAATTGTTATATCTACACCCAATGGTAATGGTCCTTTATTTGATTTGTTTACACTAGCACAAAACAATCCAGACAAATACGTTGTCAGACATTTAAACTACAAACAAATGCGTAGTGGTAACTTAGACTTTATCGAAGAACAAAAACGAATTATTAGTCCTCTTAAATTCGAGCAAGATTATATGTGTAGTTGGGAGTCAGTTACTGATCAGTTCTTTTATACATTTAACAGAGCAGTACATAGTAGAGACGTGTTCGATAGATTAGGAGATGTCTATACGTTCCACGACTTTAACAAACGTGTTATGTGTGCTGTAGTTGCACAAGTAACACAACCTAATAGTAACAGTGGTACTATGGAGATACTTAAATCTTATGCTATCAAAGATTGTGGTACAGAACAATTAGCACAAAAGATTAGAGAAGATTACCCTAGACGTAGAATCTATTCTGTTATCGATATGTCAGGTGCACAAACAAACAGAGATACAACATCTACGTTTGGTATAACTGACAGAGTTATACTTGAGAAGTATGGCTTTACTATTATTAACAGTAAACGAGTCAATCCTTTGATCTCAGATACAGACAACTCTAGTAATGCATTTATAAACAGAGGTGGATTAACAGTTAGTCCATATGATGTACAACTTATAGAAGCATTACAGTCATATCATTTTACTGATGGTACACGTAAGAAGTTAACAAAGTATACAGATAGCAAGTATGCACACATTGATGGCTTAGGCGATTCTGTTCGTTATGGTATACATCATTTGTTTCCAATACAACATGACAGTTGGGCAGGTGCAGAATACTTAGGTAGTGATGCAAGAATGCAGGCATACAATAGACCAGGCATAGAACACGAACCATATAGTCCTTTATATAAAGGAGGACCTACGTGGGAAGATATTATGGGTAAACAAGATAACGAAACAGATCATGTTATCTGGTAGTTATACTTTAATTACATAAAAAATAGTCAAGTATAAATAAAACATATGAGTGAATTTGATACGCAATATGACAACTTAGACAGTCTTCCAGACTTAGAACAAAAGATGACACGTTATAGTAAAATTCTTTTTGACTTATCTCTGCCAGATCAAGTTCACAGACATACACACACATACGAACACTATAAAAAACAATTGACTGCTCTTGTATATGAATATACACGAATGAAGGGCAAAAATAAATTAACAGAAAAACTAGACACGATGATTGATAAAGTAGAAAAATTACGTGAACTAGAACTAAAAAAACGAGAGGAATAAAAATGGCTAGAACAGGATACGAAAGAACACCAATAGAAGAACGTTTATACAGTAAGTGTAAACATAACGAAGTTACAGATTGCTGGGAATTTCAAGGTGCAGTAAATAATATCGGTTACGGTATGATTAGAGATAGTGATTATCAAGGTATGAGAACTACACATAGAGTATCGTATGAAGTACACAAAGGTAACATACCAAACAATATGTGTGTATTGCATACATGCGACAATAGAAGATGTTGCAACCCAGAACATCTGTGGTTAGGAACGCACAAAGAAAATATACACGACATGATTGACAAGAATAGACACAATCATTACGGTAGTAAAAGTAGAGTAAAGTGCGATCATTGTGACATGGTATCAATACCCAGTCTAATCAAACGATGGCACAATGATAACTGTAAGTTTAAAAAGATACAATAAAATATAAATACTTAGTTATTACTATAAATAATATATTCGTAGGAATCAATATATGAAGTCAAAAGACCTTCTCAGACAAAGTCCTTTATATGCCGCTATGTTACCTCAAATGTTGAGTTATCAAGTTTCATATCTAGGAGGACTACAATTTAAAAGACATGTACGCAGAAAGCGTCCATCAGAAGATTCAAATTTATACTTAGATGTAATTGAAAATACAGTTGCACAGCCTATTTGTCGTTACATAGTTGACACTATTAATGACGTAGTATTTGAGCCAGGTATAAAACGTGATCTTAAATTTGCTACCCCTCAGGGTACAGCAATCAATCCAGATAATGTTGAATGGTCACAACTTATGTTATTAGACGCCGATCTACAAAACAGATCAATGAATGCGTTTATGGAAAACGTAGGTGACTTGACTTCTATCTACGGACAATGTTGGGTCTTTGTTGACATGCCACTAGAAAGTGAAGGCAACTTAGGCAGACCATATGTTGTTGCAATCAATCCTATAGCAGTATGGGACTGGGACTATACTATATACGGTGGCAGACCTGTACTCAATTATTGTAAAGTATTAGAGAACGAAGACGATGAGTGTTACTACTTAAAGTGTTATCACTTAGGCACAGAAGACTATCCTTCTTATTGGATTAGTTACAAAGTTAAAAAAACAGCACAAGAAGACGAAGAAGCAGAAATCATAGGTGAAGGTAATTACCCAGAAGGTATGGGCATACCAGGATTCATGGCATATGCCAAACAAGATCCAAGATCACTTGACTACGGTATCTCAGATATCGATAGTGCATCAGATGCAATGCGTGAGTATTACAAACTAGAATGTGATGCTTATACATCTATACAGTTTGCTAAGACTTTAATCAGAGCAGACAAAGGTGTCAGTGTTCCTGCACAAGCAGGTTCAATCGTTAGAGCAATGCAAGGACAGTTAGAGACTATCCCTGTAGATACTGGCGATGTAACTAAGACAATGGAAAAACAAAAAGAAGTTTTAGATCAAATAGAAAACTTGACAGGCTTAGGTGGATTAAGAATGTCACGTCATAATGTACAATCAGGTATTGCTATTATT